TTTGGGTGTATCGGGTTTGGGATTTAAAATTTCCTTTGCTTCTTTAAGCTCTTTTTTTGCTTCTTCTTGCCGTTTGGTTCGGTCTTTATTCTCTTTTTCAAATCTCGCGTTTTTCTTTGGAGTCGTTTCTTTTTCTATTTTTTTTGCTAAGCCACTTCTTTTTTTCTCTGTTTTTGGCAAATTATATGAAATATTTCTAAACTCATCTGGTACGCGATCGGCTTCTGTTAGATTTTTTGAAGATTGTTTTACTTCTTCTTTCTTTGTCTTAATCTCAAGCAATCGCCTCTCCCCTTCCGGCTTCTTGCTTTCTACTGGCGGTTGCGATTCTTTAAGCTCTGTAAGCTTTTTATCGAATTTCTCTTGGGAGGATTCAGGCTTAACTTTCTCCCCTTTGACATTTATTGTTTCAGGTTCTTCAAAGAATGTTTTGTTAACTTTGGCTTGATTCGCAGCGACATTTTCTTTGTGTTTTTTTTCATTGAAAACTTCGCTAGGCTTAACCGATTCTTTAGCCTTGGGCATTTCTTCTGCTTGAGCTTTTAAGAAGGCAAAGTCTTTCTCGGCAGCTTTAAAATCACCCTTCATCAGGTTTTTAACGCCATCATGCCATTTGATTGTGAGTTTAGGTTTGTCTAACACGGTATTTAAAACAAATCTAACGCCTTGCTTAGAGAAGTCTAATGCCTTCTTGCCCATAGACAACTTGGGATTAATGACAAAAAGACTTGCCGTTTCTACAAAGTCATTTAATCCTTTGTCTTTGGCTACTTTAAGCATTTTATATGACTTTTCGGAAGAAAGCATGTCTTTCATGAGTTGTTCAAACTTAGGATAATTATCTCCTAAGGCTCTCTTGAAAGGAGCATTTGTGTGAGGATTATCAAAGAATTCTCTAATCTTATTATGTTTAATCTCGCCTTTAAACATATCGTTGATAAATTCATTGATCTTTTCGGCATCAAGAATTTGTGACCAACCCTTATTTGTTTCAGGGAAAATCTTGCTAAACTCCGTTCCTGGGAATTTCTCTTGAATGACCTCTGCAATGGCCCGGTTATAGTCTAATAAGGCGTCTTTCTTAGCTCTATTGAAATTCTTCGATTTTAAAGGATCGTAAGCTCCTGTGAGATCTTGGTTATTTCCTCTGTATGATCGTACTAAATCGCCTGCCCCTGCTTTTCCCGTTGGCGTTTCTTCTATGAATTGCTTCATAAAACTATGGTATTCTTTTGCATACTCGCTAGGGGCAAGATTAGTTGAGATATTCTTTTTGGCTTGCTTTGCAATAGCTTTTTTAACCGTCATTGTATCAAATTGATCAGGAATTGCATCTGCTAATTCTTCTATTTTGCCAAATTGCTTTCCTATTTCACTTTTAAAAAGCGGATTTGCTTCAAGTTCTGCGTGTGTTTTACCTACTGGACTATTTTTTATTAAATCATCAGCAATAGTTTTAAAATCATTTTCAATAGCCCGGTCAATTTTACCCATTTTCTTTTGGCTAACTTTGCGCTCTTCTTTAAGTCCTTCAAAACCCCTTTCTTTTAATCCTGAAGGCTTTTCTTTTCCACCAACAGTAATTCGTGGTGATCCTTCTGGGGGCATCTTTAGAGCTAAGAATGACAGAACCTCTGCTGCCGGTTCTGGCAATCCCGCTTCCTGTAAAACTTCTTTTACGACTTCAACTCCGGCGCCTAAAACAGGTTTTGGCAATCCAACATTTAATGGTCGTAAAGTCGCTCCTTCTGGTGACAATCTAGCTGCTTCAGTAGCAAACCTAATACCTTTTTGAAGTCTTGTTTTAGGCTCTAGAGGCAAACCTGTTTTTTCTTCAATCATGGTAGCAAGATTTCGAACTGTCGGAATCATGCTCATGGCTTTTTCGCGAGCTTCCTCGAATTCTTCTTCTGGAAATTCCTTACCTTCTTTTTCATACACTTGCTTAAGATGATCCATTTCTTCGTGGTCAAGCTCTCCCATAGAAAGCATCTGCCAAAATGAAGCTGCTAATCCAGGCCCAGTAGTTTCTAAAAACCCTTGGATTGGTTGCATAGTTGTGCGAAGTGATGATTTCCAAAACCCCTCTTGCTCTTCATCCATTTCTTCCTTGAAGGCTGGATCTGTTGCAGCTTGTGCAAATGGGCTAGAAAATGGATTGGCGTTAGATTCTGGATTATCTAAATATTCAGCTTCTAAAGCTTGTTGGAAAGGATTTGCCATTACCAATGATAACCTTTTTTCTTAGCGATTTTTTCGGCCTCTTGTGCTATCTTCTTAGGATCTTTAGTGGCTTTTTTAGCCTCTTGCATAATCTGGCTAATAATTGATTTATGTTCAGGATTATTAAAGTCTAAAGGCATTTTCTTAATATTTTCAGCATCTTTAAAAATTGCATCTTGTTCATCTAAGACACGGTTAAAAAGTGCGTCACTTTTCTGTTTAGCTCTTTCATTCAGCTTTTTTCTAAACTCTAAAATTCCTAAAGGTTTCCCTTCGGCTTCTGATTCCTCTTCGATCTCCTGCGCTGCATCCGCCATAATAATATCTTGTTGGGATGCTCGGCTCATAGAGTTAATCACTGCGATTTTCTGTTCATCTGTCAAATAAGTGTCCGCAATTTTAGCTTCTAGAATTTCGATCTCTTTAACTCTTGTAGCTCCAGCAAATAAGTTTTTTAAAGCACCATATCCTTGAACTAGAGAGGCTTTATATTGTACCGTTTCAGGAGAAAGAAATGACATTCCCATTTTTCCAGGAAGATTTTCAAGAAATGTCGCAACCAAAGGGTGGTCAATTTTACCGGAATTAATCAACTCTAAGGATTCTTTCTTTGCAGTTAAATCTCTTTCCGCAGCTTCTGCTCTTTCGGCCAAATTTTGTCTAAATGGTAGAGTTTCTTTACGTATATCAGCCTGTTTTATGGCTAAAGCCTTGGTTAGGTCAGATTCTTGTTTATATTCAAACTTTTTATATTGTAATTGTTTTGATAGAGCCGAATCTTTGGCTGCTCTCCATTGTGCCGCTACAGAAGGATTAATAGTTGCAGCTCTTGTAATCGCCTCATCAGAAATAGAGATTGCTTTTCTTTCTTCCTGGGATAATCCATCGTCTTTAGTGCTTGAAAGAACTTTTTTTCTAGGCTCTTCTCTTTGATCATTTTTTAATTGATATTCAGAAAGCCCAGCCATGTAAGGGTTTTCTTCTTGGGCTTCTTCTTGGTAATTTCCGCTAGATTCATCTGGCTTTATCAAGCCCGCAAGTGCATTGATCTCCTGTTTCTTTCTTTCCCCTTTCAAAGCATCAGCAATATACAACTGTTGCACTTTGGGATCATTAGTTTTAGGCATCTCCGTACCCGTCGTCTTTTTATACCAATCCCGGGTTTCCTTATTGGCTTCCTTCTGTTTATACTTATCATAAGCCCCTTGAGCTACTTGACCTGCACCCATCAATAAAGCCGCCCAATCAGTTTCTTTCTTCTTATGTGCTGCTGGTATAATCTGAACCATTGTCTACCTCTTTAAGTGCTGCCCCATTGATAACCTAACTGCGCGCCTTGAGCTGGCTGTCCGAACATTAATCCTGCAATACCGCCAATAGCCGTTCCAGCAAACTTTTTATGGTTATTTGAATCTTCTGGATTTTGAGTTAATCCTCTTTCCTGTGGTCTTTGATTGAGGACTTGATCACTTAAACCCATTAAGTTTTTGATGGCATTATTCCGCATATCAGCTCTGTTTTTCTGTAATTCCTGAGCAAAGTCCATTGATGATTGATTGGCGGCATTCTGGAAGCCACTACTTTTACGCCCACCCATTCCCATACCACTAAAGTATGATGCTAATTGACCTTGCTGAGCATTATATTTCTGGAATTGAGGCGCTTCCATCTCATTGTAAAGCTCTTGATCACCATTGGCTAAGCGCTCAAGATAGCTGCCTTTTCCTAGATGATTAAATTCGTTAGCAAAAACACTGGTTTGTTCAGGGGTATATTGATTGATGGCATAGTTTCCCATGCCCATCGGGGTTTGTTCGTTCTTAGAGCTGTAAGCGACCATATTCCCCCCTATAATCTAATGTTTCCATATTTTCTTTTATTACTTTGATAATCTCTAGCAAACTGATCTAGGCTTCCGTAATGTTCTTCTCCAGATTCCGCTAAGCCTCTTTCTTGTGGTCTTTGCTGAAGGAATTGATTACTTAAGCCCATTAGATCCAAGATAGCTTGTTGTCTCATCCCATGTCTGCCAGCTCTAAGATTTAAGGCAAAGTTTTTTGATGCTTGATTCTGTCCTTGTCCACTTGACATGCCACCGCCGAATCTAGAACCTATTCCGCTTTGCAATCCACCAAATTGTTTATATGCCTGCCCTTCAGTTTCGCCGTAAGCGCTTTCTTCACCTCCGGCAAGCCTTTCAAGATAACTACCTTTACCAATCTGCTTATAGTTACGGCCAAAGAGCTTTTCCTGCTCAGGCGTATATTGATTAACGGCAAATATATCATACCCTTCTGGGATCTCTTGATGTTTCGAGCTGTATGCTGCCATATGAACTCCTTTAAGGCTGTGAAATCCATTCTATTACAATAATGCCTTTTGTCAAAGCTGGCATTGTGCCACCGCCTGGAACAAATATAATCTGTGTGGGAGATAGATAAAAGACTAGCTGGCCGGGGATGGCTATACTTGTTCCCGGGATTATGCCATACCAATTTGTTCCATCAGTATATTGGCCATACATAGCGCCAATGTAGGAAACTTCGTTAAAATTAATACCATGATCAATGGGTGCTGTCGAAGTAAAAGTATAGACTTCTCTTAGGCTCTGCTGCTTCTGATTTCTAAATAGGTAATAGGCATTTCCGGTCACTGCTGGACGAGTAATGGGAAATAATCCAATTGTTCTTTCATTGATAGCTGCTGCAATCTCTGGGTAAGAACGAGTAAGGATATTCGCTATCTGCCCAAGATCTGCCGGAAATTCTCTTGAGGACTTGATATAGGCAACTTGATTGATAATATTAGTCATACAAGCATCTGTGATGGCGTTATGTCGAGAATGCAACCGTGAAACTCAATTTCAGCAGTAGCGTTAATTGATTGTCCATCATCATCAACCTCTCTCATTTGATCATCTGACATTGTGATAGCAAGTTGAATAGTATCGCCAATCAATGAGGTATTTAATCGATGCCATATTTGAGCCTGGCTTGATGCTGTAGGAGTCATTAAGCTTTTATTTGCCGGTGTCAATCCTAAATTAGTGCTCTCTGGGCATGTGAAAACGGTGGTGGAATATATTAAGCTATTATTTACTGAATTCAATTGAGGTATTATCGGACCTGAGTTATAGGAATTGGCGTTATCTTGGCTTAAGAAAATCAGTAGGGTAATTTCTGATTCAGCTGTGGCCGTAAATAGATATCGCTGTGTGCCTATTCTTGTTTTTCTAGCCATGCCCCATGCTGCCGGAAATTGCTTTGTTTGAATGAATGGATTATATAGTCGTGTAATCAATCCGCCGCCGGAATATGTATCTGGATCTATGGTAGGGTTTAAAGTAAATGTATCCGCATCAATAGGTGGATCAACCCTAAAAACCTTATCATTTACTTGTATACCTATAGCTCCAATCACACCGCTAATTACAATGAAATCGCCTTCATTTAGACCATGATTCAAAGAAGTCACTAGACTTGCATTAAAGCTCTGTATAGACAGGGATGTGCCTTCTCCTGTGCCTACATCTCTCTTTAGAACGAAGCCTTGCTGATTGCCCCCTATAACGTCTGGCTGAGCTGCTGTTGAAACGCCAGTATCCCAAGGATCGTCCCATTTCTTCCATGTCGCATAAACGCGTCCAATTGTTGCCCATGTTAGCGATTCGGAAACGATATATTGCCCATAATGGGTATAAGATTCATTGAAAATTGACCAAGAAGCATCTCTGTAGTTATAGAATAGAGTCTGATTTGGGTAGATTATCTCTGAGGCTGTACCTTGAGCAAATTCATTAGCTGAATAGGTGAAATAAACCCATTCGTTGATATAATCTCTTTGGGCCGTAACCCTTTCATTGCCATTATTAAGAAGGTTGAATTGGAATATCTGATCAGGAATGTCTAAATCTATCCTTGCGACAGCATCCTGGGATGACATCACAATACCTCTATTACCTATCGTAAATACGCCTTTATCTAGGTTAATGGCTGAAAATGTGCTGGATGATCCATATTCTGAGTTTATTAGATAAAAGTTAAATGGAAATAGGTCATTACCACTATAAATTAACTTGGTCTGTAGATCTGGATCAAAACCGATCATCAGCACATCTTCATTTGTTGCAACTGTTACGGCTGGTTTGTCTACTCCTGCACTGACAAAACCGCCAAAACCTGTTTGATCTTCGAAATATGCTGAGGGTGTAGCAGTCTGGTTTTCTGGCACAAGAAGTGGCGTAAATATTGTATCTGGCCGAGTTACGGAATTGGCATCTGTAGCAGGAAACGAGGCTGTGTAATAGGCCGTTCCATTTTGGCTAAAGATGACAGTATCTTGAAGATATATAGAACCACCTGTAGACGCTTGAACTACTGGTCCGATGAATAGCAATCTGTCCTTAAAGGGAACAATCATTCTACAGCCAACCAGGTAATATTGTTTTGCTGGTAGATTGGCTATAGAGAAGATTGATTCAGATAATGGCGGCATGAAATTCACCCAGCCAAGCCCTGCAACAAATAGAGGGTTATTTGGGTCTTGATTGGTTGGATCACCATCATACCATCGGATGCAATCGATTGTTGGATCTGAACGATTTGTTAGATATTGGATTATGCCTGGAATATATGGTCCAGCCCCTAACGTAGCTGTAGGAATTGTAATTGTTACAGTGGTTCCAGCGACAGCAGTTACGTAACCAGTTTGAAAGTTCAATGTAAAAGCATTTGCTCCCGTCCATTCATTGAAGAACACGAAATCACCAACGACTAAAACATTAGGTGTAATTGTTACGGTTATGGTTGTTAAAGTGTTTCCAACATAAGTAATATTAGCTGCAGGTGCAAATTGCATGCCTATATGACTGCCAATGAAAGGTATATCTATTCCATTGGTCACCCAAAAGGCTCCTTGATAGTTCACAGACCAGAATTGCTGATAATTTTGTCCATTCCAAGTGGTCGGAGTGGGCAAGGCAATTGCTTTCTGAATGTATCCAGGATATGTCCCTGTAGGTAGATTCTTATACCAACTTACACTATAACTTACGGGTACGGCTGTTGTCGTAATCACATAGGCATAAGTAGTATCAAAGCCTAATGTACCAGGAAATGGTGTGTGTAAATTCTTAAAATCTTCTAGGCCTAAAACAGGCAAACCAGGGTAATATTGAAATTGTCCTGTAACCGCATTTCCGCCTCCACCTGCTATTGTAATAGCTCCTGTTGAGTAAATTATCGTGCTCCCAAGGTCTATTGCGCCATTTTTTCTTAATGTACCATCCATATCAGGATCAGTATATGTCTGTCCTGCCACCAAAATACTTACGGACCCAGGAACAATATTGCCTGATGCCTGAAGATTGAAATTCGTAAGGAGATTTCCAGCATCACCGACAAGATTAAATGATAAAGTTGTCGTATATGCCAGAGTTGTGTTAAAAAACCTCGTAAGGCGCACAAGGAATTCAGTTCCCCTTTTACGCTTAATCCTTCCTCTCCATTGATAGGCATTGATGATCGTAGGAAAAGCATCGTTATCAATATTAAACGCTTCTTTGCTGGTGTTAAGCCCTCTATTCATAGGGCCGATGGTGAATTTCTCTGGTATCATATGCCTATTGCTGTCCAGTAAAAACCTGTATAACTTGCTGAATTTGTCCTAACTCTAACTTTAAATCCATTTGTTCCCGAGGTGACAACTGCAATTGTTTGCGAATCTGATAAAGATGAATCTGGCCCAATTAATGTTACTTGTACATTAAACACATTATTATTATATACAATAGGAAATAATACGTTTTGCGATAAAGGCAAATTCGTCCCATTATCAAAAGTTCCATATTGATATAATAATCCACCTGGCAAAAATGTCCAACCTCCAAAAAATTTTACGCTCCCTGATGTTGGATAATTTTGTGTATTTAGAGCAAATAATGCTTTTGATGCCGTAATTGTCCGCGTTAATTGATAACTATCTGATGTAAGATCAGGTACATAAAATAAATTGCTTTCTGTGCTAACGCCTGTTGAATTAGCCGTTTGAGTCCATAGTGTGCCCGATTTTGCAATTCTAGGCGCTAAATTGGTAATTGCTGTAAGATCCGGCAATCTTATTTGTTTATGAAACCCGCCATTATCAACCCCAAATGTATAATGATCTTCTCCAATAATATCCGATGTTGAATTTGTGTTTGTTCTCATCGGAGGTTGATCGACAGCCGGATTATGATTAGATGCCGGGATGTTTTTCGTATATGGATAATTTGTCACCCTAGAAATCCTCCTAAATTATTTGTTCCCCATCCTTGACCGTCATTCATTCTATGAGAATAAAGCGTCTCGGTTCTTGTAGCCGTCCATTGTCTTTGACTACGTTTCCATACAAGCATCTCTTGTTCTTGGAAGAAAGGTTCATAGAAATTGAATTGCTCAATATCTCCGGTATCCGATAAGATCTTACGTGCCGCGCCTCTAGCTATATATTCAGACATGTAACCAAATGTGATAGCATCAGATGTGTTTAAATAGGCTGCTGGACTTAAATAAGCTTCTAGTTCTACGACATATTGGAATGCTGGAACGCTTCTCAAAGTCAACACGTTGTCATAGAATAATATTGCTGTTGGCATTCCTGATTGAAAATAGCCTACTTGAGCGTGGATGTTATTTCCAGCTGGTATCGCCACGGGGAACGTTACATTTATTTCACCTGTCAGATAATTCACAAAGTTTTGAAGTGTAGATATTGAACCATCTGAAATATAGGGAGTAAATAATGTAGAATCTACATCTATAGTAACTGTTGTGGGTGTTACAGATAATACAGTATAAAAATTCCCGTTTAATTCTGTTGTGCCAACAACGCCTTGTATAAACACACTTTGACCAGTATCAAAGGTGGTTGATGCTGTAATAACCGTTGTTGTTGCTAATGTGATTCCAGTGATGGTAAATGAATTGAAATAGCCATTTGTAGCAGTCATATTTGATGTTGCGGTATTTCCAGGTGGTGGCTTGGGATTCATAAGCATGCCAAGATTCTGATTAAAGTCGAAGAACTGCCCGGAATCTGTAACAACTACATTCGCGCCATCTGCACCAATGGAAGTTAGATACACCGCGGGTTTAACGCTAGTCACGGCGATTCTTGTGTCTAAAGTAGTGCCAATTGGTGGATCTTGAACGGAATTTGTCGCTATGATTCCTGTAATATCAACATGGCCTCTCAGAATTGCATTGAAAGGTGGATTCTGTGGCACTGAAGAAGGAAGGATAGGCAATTGAATTGTATAGTTATCTCCCCCATCTCCAATTGCTACCTGTCGCAAGTTTTGTGTTTGAAGCGTGCCAATGTTAAAGAAATTGCCTCTTTGAGTTTGAAAAGAGGCTTGAACACCATTGATGTAACAAGGAGCTAAAAATCCTTGATAAACTGGATAATAACTAATGTTTTGAGCATCTCCTGTTTCACCTGGATCTTCAATCTGTACCTCATAAAGAGGCATGTTATATTTGTCCACGCCCGGAGTGGTCACAAAAGAATAGGTTTTCTTCAGGTCAAAAAGTTGTATTCGTGCATCTACGTCATTGATCCAAAATCTATTGATATAGTCAATGATTAGTCCATTAGAGATCTCATTGTTAGACGGGCTTTTAATTATCCGTCTAACATAAGTGATTATATCGTCAAGCAAGAACATCATTCACCTAGAAGTTATTTGCGCCCATAAAGACAGATTTACGAGTAGAAACAGGCCTTGCATCCAATCGATTAATTGTTGTGTCAACCGTGATACCGCCAGTATACTGTCCTGCTCCATCTTCAGAAGTGATCATCTTTTGATTCATTGTAAGTCTGTGATATGAGCAACGTTTTATCTGCTCAGCTAGATACCTTGGGCCCCATAGGGCTTTATTCACTGGCACTTTCCACCATTCGGCAGGCAGTCCACCATAAGGACGCGTCCAAATGTCAATTGTTTCGCCTACAACTTCGTTATTCTCTGCTATAAATCGTACATATTCCTTATCGAAATTGTATTGATCCCGGTAATGTTCATTGAATTTGTCTTGGCAACCTATCGTACGATGAGGTTTTAAGTAGATGTCTTTGGAATCTACAAGATCTTTTTGTGCAATCTTTGGGCCTTCAGTCTCAAGTTTTGGAGCGGTATTCATGCGGTCAAGTGTAAGTTGCTCGATATTCTCTTTATGAGCTTCGAATTGCGCTTCTACTTTGTCTAACTCTTGTTCTGATGCTGAGGGTCTTTTTGTGCTCATGTTTTCCTATTTCGGTGAAATGTTAATGAATGAACCCGGTACATCTGTTCTTTGATGATTCCGGCCATCCGTATTTGTAACGCCAGTATTTATGTCGCCAATCGCTAATATTTCGGCTGATTGTACGGTTGATGTCGAAGCGATGAAAGCATCTGCCATCGTTGAATTTATGCTAACTTCAACTTGGTCATCTGCGGGTATCGTTAAAACAAACCCTCTAGCACCATTAAGCTGAATACTCCCAAAACTAGGAGGTATAAGCAATCTTATTTCTTGGCCAATCTGGTAATCTATTTCCGTGGTTGTCGTGATAATTGTTGTCTGACCTAATGTCATATCTGAAATTACCCATCTTCTAGGCTTATAATATTGAGACTGGATAGGTACATTCTGATAAAGAGGTATTGGATATGAGATTACACCTGTCAATGCTGTCATAAAATCCTATAAGGGGGTGAGATATCCCCACCCCCAAATTATTTATTATACTGGAGGAACTGTAATATCATGCAAATATGCACGCCATTCCATGCGATCCCCATCAGAACCGCCAACCCAGCTGGCCGTATCCGTCCTACTCGCCTTATTGCCTACAATAAAGCCCATACTTGTGTTATTTACAAATGCGCCATTGATAGCAGGCCCATTGATAGTGTTAACACGAGTTGTGCCAATTGGAGAGTAATAAGGAGGTGGATATAACTGTGATCCGCTTGAAATCTGTACGCCACCTGTGTTTACATCACCCACAGCGACGATCTGAGGATATGATAATCCTGGAACGCTTGCCACGGTCTGATTCATCACAAATGGTGCGTATGCAGATGAGTTGATATTCACAACAACAGTATTATAATCAGTTACCGCAATCACATACCCATAAACCGGAGAACCGGGAGTAAAGATGTTTGGCAATGAATTCAATTCAACTGTTCCCCATTGGTTAGGAATACGAAATGCCACTTCTTGACCCACAACAAAATTGTGAGCATCGGTTGTGTCAATCGTAGTGGTTGTACCAAGGGTTATACCGCTAATAGTTGCTACACCTGGAAAATAAATATATGGATAAAGGACTTGTTTCCATGAACCTACATTTCCTGTGCTTGTAGCTGAATTAAAGGCAGTATAATTACTTCCGCTTGTATCCCAAGGGATTGTAAACGTTGTTGATGTCAACACTGTTACAGTAAACCATACATAATTTAATTGAGGCATTCCAGTCGTTGCCGTCTGAAAAAGGCCTTCAAAAACTATGACATCGCCACTTGAAAGGCCGTGTGCTGTAGCCGTAGTAACAGTTGTTGGGCCGCCGGCTCCCGATACAGCAATAGAAAAATCAGCACTAGCCACCGAATTATGCTTATATAGCGGGCCAAACTGTAACGCTTGCCCAGCATAAAACGTACTGATACCACCGCCAACACGAACAGAATCAGTTGTTAAAACTGGTGTCGCATTGAAGATTTGGACTATTGTGTCATATTGTACAGAAGAAACCGTCACTGGCGTGACATTAGCGTCCCAAAACGCAAAAGGAATACCATGTTGCGCTGGTGTGATTGCTTGAGTCAAATTGATTAGTTCTACATAATCAGGTCTAAAGGGCAATTGGATAATCTTTGCACTAGGTGCAGAAACTCCCAATGTACCGCCTGAAACTGTATAGCTACCCTTAGCCATTCTTGAATATTCAGTCATCTTACACCCCCAAATTGCTTAAGCGTGTTGAAAGCAAGTTACGGATAGCCGTATCTTGTGTCAGAGCTTGAGCTTGCGCGAACTTAACCGCTAAAGTTGCATTCTGAGCTAACATGCCAGAGTAGTAAGGATCGCGATAGATCAAGTTCATGGAATATCCATCTTGATTGATATGCGTGATCGCTTGCTTACCCATAACAGAATTGTAGTAAACATCATTGAGCACGCCCAAGTTGTTTGTTACTGCATTTCTAGCCACAGGAGCCTCTGAACTTGTCAAAATCCTAATGTTTGCTACGTTTCCGTACTCGCTAGGAAGACATGAGGTGTTATTTGGATAATTCCACTGATTGAGGAAGGTAACTCCTCCAACGCTTGTCATCTGATCAAAGTCAGACTGCAATTCAGTGCTTGTAAGCATGAAATATGAGCTACGAACAGGACCTGAACCAAAGCGATTTTCACCAAGAATACCGCTCATAAACTTGTAAGCGTTATTTGTATCCAAAGTAGTTGCTACAAGGCTGAAATCAGTGATTCCTAAATTTGTGGGATTGAAACCATTAGACCCCCCGCCAGCATTGATCTGGCTCGCCGCTGAGACGATATAATCTCTAAGGATCAAATCTTCTGCTTGACGCATAGCAACTGCTAAACGCTCTGACACCCAAGCTAATACACCTTCTTGGTCTTGAAGGATAACCTGTTCGTTAATGATGCAACCAGTACCAAAGAACGCCATTTGGGCATCAATTATGTCCCTCTGCGGAACCTGCGCGGGCGGGTCTATTCCAGAATTGCCTAGCTGAACTGTAGGTGGAGTAAGTGCTCTTGGACGCATAAAGCGGCAAGTCGTACCACCATTTGCAGGCATTGAAACCTTATCGCAAATAGTGATGTAATTCATTGTGGGGGTTGGCACATAGAGCATTGCAGGAGCTAAGCTCTGCAAAATCATAGGGCCCAGACTCCCCGTAGTCGTAATCGACATAAAACCCTCTAGGGTAATACGTGAATTGATATGATGATCGGTAGACGAGCCTAACTACATCTGTTTTCATTCATATCTATTAGGTTGCGATGCCTAATAACGCAGGAAGGGAGTGCGAGGCCCTATAACGCATGCCTTTAACGCTGGCGGGCGAAATTTCACTATAACACTTTCAAATTTTAAATCAACTATAGTCTAAGCCTTGACTGCAATTCTTTCATTTTATTATAAGCTTGCTCTTGTCCACTTGCCGAAAAATCCGACGAAGAAGAATAAGGGCTAGCACCAACCGATGTTGGTTGATAATATGGAGAACGTTTGTTAGAATCGATTTTCTCCTGGATAGTACTTTGTTTAACTTCAGGTCTGTCAAGGCCCAATTCTTTGATAGTATTGTAAACCAATTTTTGTCTTTCGAATCCTTCAGGCATTCTAAGAATGTTTTCCGCCAACTTCGGCGCTTTTTGAGCAAATTTCTCTGCATGTTCTAATACTTGGTAAAAGTCTGGTGTGTTTTCTAGAAAAAATTCCTGCTTGAGTTCTTCTTTAGCCATGTGTTTCGCTTGATTCATAGCCTTCTGTATTTCAGTCTGGGTATTTTGACCAAATTTAGTTAGCGATTTGGAAAGTTTCTTGTGATCTACATAAGGTTCGTTGTCTTCCTCTTCCGCTTCTTGTTTTGGCTGGTTCATCTCATGCATTCTCTTTTCTAATTCTTCCCTTTTAGCTCGTTCGTATGCCACTTCTTGCTGATATTTAGATTCCATCCGACGAAAATTCAGTTCTTTTTCTGCTTGCTTTTGATCTTGTGCAACATTTTCGGCTTCTGATACTGTCATGTATAATCCTTTTTAGGGTTTTGGCTAATATGTAAACCAATATTAAATTAGAGTCAAGCCATAAGTGGTTTATCTAACAATTGACACGACTAACAAATACATTTAACAATTAAATTCTCATCTCTATGCAAATCAATATCTTAGATGCCCACGATAGACTTAAACATTTGAAAAGTCATGATCATTCAATTGGCGAATGCTGCCAGGATATCATTAATCAAGCGCCTTTTGGAAATCGGTCATTCTATATTTATGCTCATGGCAGGTTAGATGATGATGGCATTGATACTCGTGTTTTATGGCAGCCACGGCTTTCAAAACCTAAGTCGTCTACTAACTCCATGCTTTTTAAAGCACACCCAGGCACTGATGTTATACAAGTTATTTGGATTATTCCTAAAAGGGAGCTATGGGGACAGTATCAAAAGGGCCAGATGTTAGAAAATGAGACTGTCATTACAAGTATATATAATTTTCTCAACCATAGAGAAAGATTAGATGCTCCTGATGATGATGATGCGACAGATGATGAGGCTAATGCGATATATACTCAACTTGCAGCAGAAGCAAAGAGAAATAAGATGATGGCTAAGCTTTACACGAAAGTTTAAGCTAACTTCTTTGGCGGCTTCGATAATTTCTTTTGAGGCACATCATTCATGCCCATAGAATCTTCTCGCATTCTTCCCATCTTATTCTTGATACCAGATCCGTAATTGTCGCCCATGCCGATCTTATTTGGTGATGTATGGGCTTCTACATGTTTCTTTGCCATATTAACCTAAATCATCATCTTGAGTTGTGTTGACTCTACTTCTAGGAAGTGTTGGCACATCTTCTTTAGGATCGCCTTTATGGCCAACAGGCTGACGCATCGCTATACCGTAATGAGTGCCTGCGTTAACAAAATTGCCTGAGCGTTGATCATATTGAGGGCAAGAAAAATCCCACGGCGATTTAATGCTATTAACAGGAAAATCATTAGGATTTTGATCTTTGATACGATCAGGGTCTGCAAATCCAGAGTCAGTATTTTTCCTACTAGAACGGTTTTTGTCTTTAGCAGTATTTTTATAGCTCTGGACTGTTTTTGTGCTTTTCATATGACCTCAAAAGGGCGAGTTTGACGCCTGCAACGATATTTATCGATAGTTTTTAATTATCACCTCGTCAACGGGTAGGCTCTTAACCGCGGCACCTTCAAACATCGCCAAAATTAATTACGATAGCCAGGCTGTTTCATTGGTCTGGACTTAGCTTGCTTTGTGCCTTCAACTTGAGTTGCACGAATAGCTTCGGTAGTATCTTCATACTTCATAAGCGAGCCTGCGCCTTCTGCACTCGATTCATCTTTGCATTTATGAGGCCCATCTGGAAATACACTATCTTTTGAGCGAGATCCTGCCCAAAATGATCTGTCGTCAATTCTTTGGCCCCCTGAAGATGCCTTAGAGGCCATTTTTTGACTGTCTACCATAACTTCTCCTTGCCCTTCAGGGCTTAATTTTTACTTAATTCTTTTTATAACATCATACTCGTATAAATCCAAGAATTCTTTCGCCCATGAGATTTTGTCTTCCACTCTTTGACCTGGGGGATGAGAATGGCTCCATAATTCAAGGTTTTCAATCCGATTGTCGTTACGGATTCCATTTTTATGGTGGACTGTCTCTCCCTTTACAAGTGGCCTTCTTAAATGCTCTGACATGACAAAAACATGCTCCATAATTTGCCCACTCCGCTTGCCATTTACCGAGTTAGGGTGCCCAATTTTAGAAATTATTCGGTATCCCGTTTTAGTAATATGGCCGGAACCATGGATATGTTTCTTTGGCCCATTAATTGGCAAACCTTTAAGCCTGCGACTGGCAGCAAGTTTTTTGCAGGAAGAATGGCAATATTGCGTATTATTAGCTCTTTTTTGCTCAAAAGACATATTACATACAGCACAAGCTAAAAATATTAACTTTAAAGGAAGTCCTCTTCTTGTTCTATGATAAGCATTTGATCTACATCTTCCACAACAATATTTTTGATATGAGTGATAAAGATTTGTAGCAAATTTTGTATCACAAACTGGACAGATATTTTCTTTTGACATACAACCCCCTAAGTTGACCCGAATGAATTAACATGCCAGGCTATTCGGGAATAGCTTTTCGGGAGCGATCCTAGACATGTTGAGTATATTATATAACTTGTTGCATATCTTGTGAAGGGTTTTGTTGTGTATTCTGTTGAATATTTTGGGAGCCTTTCATAATTTCTGCTAAGAATTTATTTGCCTCTGTACGCAATTGTACATCGTGTTTTTCAATTTCTTCTTCAGTGCGGATTTTACTTTCATCAATCTTAAGTTGATTTTCAGCATAATTTGTTTCTATCTCTCCAAACTTCTGGATATTCTCAAGTAGTGAAGTGAGTGCTGCTTGTTTCTCCTTAAGGCTTAAGGCTCTATTCCTTTCTATCATACTTAAACGCTCTTCGTATAGTCCAAGATTTGATTCTGACCTACCATGTCGCTCTCTAGCATTAGCTATGTTCATTGCTGCTTTTGAGTACATCTCTTGAAGCTTAGCTTCTTCAAACGCATGTTGGATATTTGTTGCCTCGGATTGTGTCGCCTGCATCGATTGTTCTTGCTGCTGTAGGAACGGTATGATCTCGCCTTTACCAGTGATGTTTAGTTTAGGAATGATCATTGAAGGAGGGAATACTTCACGGCCAAAGCGTTCGTTCATCTCCATCATTTGCTGAGCTTGAAGATTCTGCTGTGTCGGTGTGAGATCGGCTTCTTCAACGGCCGTCTGGAATTTAGAGAATATACGGCTAAAGAAAAATGCTGTGGGTTCTTCACCGATCATTAATTGAACTTTCTCAGCATTCCAATTCTGTTGGGCGATATGTAAAAGTTTCTCACCTACAAGCTTCAAAGAATAGTCCCATTGATCGAAATATTTCTGGAATACCATTAAGTTGGCAGCCATTTTCATCATCTGAGTAAGCGTGCTTATTTGCTTATCATTTTGGCCTGCCCAATTCTCAAGGTTGATGCCTGCTGTCTTCCATATAAGGTCATCCATCTGCTGCGCCAGAGCGAGGTCAGACTCTGGCACGCCAGACGGTATTATCTTTTCACAATCGGTCATCTCATAGCCATCGTTGATGATGACATCCCATCCTTGACCAGATTTCTTTAGATTATCTTCGTTAGCTACTGCGCCTTGTTTACGCTTCCAGCCTGCGTTTATGGTAGCGGCCACAATATCATTATTTGTAATGACTTTGTAATTAAATAGAAATTGTGGATCGCGCATAGTACGTATAAGACTGCGTACGCGTAGATCATAGTAATTAATATGTGGTTCATAATTCCAGTATACTGGGATCATTGGAGCGCCAATGTCTCCTATTGGATTGTCTCCTTGAAACATGAGTTGCTCATTAAGAACAACGGCAAGCTTCCAGCACGGCACATCTACTGTTACAACTTGCATGTCGGGAACATTCTGCAAGATCTGTTCTAGGTTTTCATCTCCACCTGCAAAGTCAAAGAATTGCTTTCTTTTTTCGCTATAAAGGCGTTTCTTTTTCTTTTTCCATTTGTACCATACGTACGAAAGAACCATGAGATCATTTCTAGCCATGTTGTAATTTTCAGGTAAGAAATAGAAACTACCATATCTCTGTGGAGTTCCCGACATCGGCGCAATATTTTGCAGTTTATCTGGGAATCTATCCTCGGCTTCCTTCTTTGAAATATATTCCTGACACCATATAAATTGGGCATCTGACATGTCGGGTTCGCGAAAATAAGGATCGACCAGAAATGCATTATATTCCCATATTTTAAGTTTTAATTCCCCTTGAGCGTGGTCATCGCCTGTAAAATCAAGATATGGTTGTAACATAACCATTCCGGACACAGCAGCAAGCTCGCATGCTTTGGAAAATTGCTCATGGATCGCTCCTCGAGTGGCAACACTGCTAATTAACTTGGTGTATTGATCTGTTGTCTGAGCATCGCTACCATCGATATTTTGATACATGATCGATTTACGATGCTGCCTTTGATAACCTGTGATCATGTTCACAGGCTGCTGAACTAGATTAAAGTAATATTGCTGATAGGACGTTGTAGGGGAGAAATTGAAATATCTATTAACGAATGTCTGAGATCCTGCATAGAAAAGCGTGTCTATGTTGCTCTGATTCCATCTACTTTGCTCGATCGGCTGGAACTTCTGATACAGATTGTCAAGCCACTGTCGAACGTTTCCTTGATTCGGCTCAATAGAATTATTCCATGGAGGAAGGGCAAAACTCATAGGCTCCTATGTGTAAAAGCCTACGGTAACTTAAAGATTTAATTATTTCAAGATCGCACTTTGCGTTAGAAAATAAGGTCATAGCGATTGAATACTTCTTCAATTTCCATTATGGCTTTTTTCCCGAACCTTTCAAGTTTGTAGAAGTTTACTTTCCCATAGCACCAAACATCACGCCATGTCTTTAATTTATGCTTATGTAAAAGGTTGGCGAGCCTTACCGTTGTTTCTTCATCCCAAATTAAATGTGATAAAAACTTCTCTTGCTCTTCACTAAATAGCTGTTGTGAACCAGTATTGCATTCTACACCCGATATATTGACAAAAACTTTTTGTTTTGCAGATTCTTTTTCTAACTTTCTTAGAGTGATCTTTAGGTTTTCAATTTCATAGGTAAAGTTGCTTATCTTTTTCTCTAAAGCATCCAATTTGTCATAAACCTTATCCGGATCAACTGCCCATGTTCCTTTCGCAAATTTGCTCATCAGCTCTTGAAATGTGGCTAAAGTCTTATTCAAGCCAGCGTCATCAATTCTTAGAGGCGTTTGGGTTAAATTCTTTAAAACATTAATGAAATGTGGATCTACATATTGAGAAAGGTTTTGCAAAGGGATGATCATGTTAATGATATGCGCCTCTAATGCTGAGAGTTTCCGATGGATCTCTCCTATTTCGTCTCTTTTTGTAGGCATCAATGTGTTAATATTATTTTCTGTGGATATCATATTTATTCCTCATCCATTCTTGTTGTCTTTCGATATCTTTATAAGGCTCATAGATGCTAACCTTATGAGTTGCAATGGCATAGCGTAATGCGTCAATGGCGTGATCATCCTTTTTCATTGGTTCATCATCGCCTCGCTCACTCTTCTTAGAATCCCATACATACGTTTCAATCTCTTTGATTAGATTTGTGCATGTGTTGCAGATGAATAGATTGCCTCGCTGCATCTCCGTAGTGACCATCTGAATGCCGTCTAAGACCTCATTATTAGCGTCGATAGGTATTAGGCCAGCTCTGCGCAATTCTGTCTTAAATGAAGCCGCTGAGGGATCTATATATAGTTGCTGCACGTTGTAATCTTGCAGGAATTCGACGACATCTTTACAGAATTCACCGTTAGTCTTAGCTTTCTGCGTCACTTTCGGGTTCCAGTAATATTCCTTCTCAACCCATAGTTTCTGCCCTTCCTGGGTATATTTCCCAGTGCTCACTCCGATAAGCAGACAAGCGAAAGGATTGCTAGCACCGTAATCAATAGCAGCGATGTAATACTCAGCAGCAGCAGGCGGTTTACGTAATACATGTATCGATCGATCGAAGAAATCGAAAATTGCTCCTTCCGCAAGACACCACATGCCCAAATAATTGCGTTTATAGAATACGCCAGACAAGCTATTGCGAATGCGCTCTTTATAATCTTCGGGCACATAAGGGTTATCATCCAAAGTAAAATGCATTTGATAGTAGTTCTTATCCCCTGCAATGGCCTTGTCTATCCATTGCTTGACCTTATGTGTAGGGTGACTAGGGTTCATCGTTGCGTAGGCTTGTGACCACTCGCAAGAAAGTCGTGTATCGATCATATCGATGATGGATTCGGGGTATAAAGTAATCTCATCACAATAAGTAAGAGAGTGAGTGTCGCCCTGGAAGTTACCGATAGCGCCTTCGTCTTTCGCGCCAAGTACAGTGATCACCTTATCACGATAATAAAGCTTCTTCCCTGACCATGTGCAGAATGGACGGAATATGGCTAACTGATCCGTCTCCATAATCAAACGCACGACATTGCGATATGCTGTATCGAATGTGTGGCCTACGATGTATATCTTGGAATCAGGGCAGGTGGCAGCCTTGACCATAAACTTGAATACAGTGCCTACCGTTTTCCCTGTTCGAACGGCTCCATGCGCTAGATTCCATCGGGCTTCACCTTCACGAATGAATTGTACTTGCTTGGGGGATAGTGGTTCTGGCATGCTGCAAAACTTAACTCATGAGGGAATTATGCGCAATAGAGCTAAATGTAAAAAGTGTGAATGTATCATCGAAAGTCTGAATCATCAAGATACATGCGAGTGCAAATGTGGCCAAATCAGCGTTTCAGGAGGTGCATTGCTCGGATGTGCCGCTATTGATTGGTCTAACTTCTTGCGTGTAGACGATGAAGGCAACGTAATCACTCCAACTGTTCAAGACGCTCCTAAAGTTACACGCAACGATCTCTTAGATGCTTTAGATGAGATGATCAAACGCATCGAAGCGATGCCACCAAATGCTATGATCGTCAGCATCAACCACTATGATTTCTGCTCGTTGCTGGTGCTTTTGTCATCCATTTTTCGAGTCGAAGATAAAGCGGATAGCTGATCAAGTACGGCATCGAATTTAGCTTGTAGACCTAGAGCATCAGAAGATTCAATCTCTTTATCGATTCTCTTTTTGAAGCGTTCAAACTCTTTAGCTAAATCATGATCAAATGTTTTTTCTTCTCTATTAGCATCTACAAAAAACTTATCATAAACATGGTGATTTTTATTATATGCAGCATCTGACATTTCTTTAGCAGAGTTAGCTTCTTCTCTTCTACCTGCAATATAAGTTTTAGCTATTTTGTACGCCCGAGATAAGTCTTCATCTTCTTTAGACATAGCTAATAAATAATCCGAGTGAATTTCAGGATTAAGTGAAGTACAAAAACAATTAAGATTCATAGAATCAGGTAATCTAGCCCATGCTAGAAGTAGTTCAGCTAAATTAGATCTATCATGCTTTCGCGGGCTTCCCATAACCATTAGAAAGGGCACTCCTGAATAAATGAAGTTTGTTCATATTGCTGTGGTTTAGGCTGAGATGGGGAAACCTGTCCCCCACCTTGAATTGACCTTACATGAGCTTTAATCATTGAGTCAAGCTCTTCCTTCTCGCTATTGCTATCTAGAGTTAAGCATGACTCGAACTTATCACCAACTTTAAAGCTTCCTGAAGCAGGGAAGAAGCTAGTGCCATCTTTTGTGGGTATAATCTTATATCTAGCAATCAGCTTGCCATAGAGCTTGACTGTGGCAATGCCTAGGTGTTTTTCTTGAGGTGTGGGTTCGTATTTAATAAATTCAAATTTGGGGTTCATCTAGCATTTCCCTTTCATTTTCTTAGCGCGATCAACAATTTTGTCATTTTTCTTATCAGCCTTGAGGAGTGAAGAAAGTTCTTTTCCTTCTTTGGCATTTACTTTTTGAATCTTTTTAATTTTAGCATCCATACCGGTTCACTTCCTCCTCGTCTTGTTGCTTTACTTTTTCTTTACATTCCCTGAGATATGACATACTTTTTTCCATAGTTACCCCAAGCATAATCAAAGCTTTTTCAGAATTTTCATTCTGAAGATTATATCCAATGTCACTTAATAAAGAGTTGTTTTTCTTTAAGAATTCGATAAGCTCATCCATTAAACGTCCCCATTACTACAATTTTTCATTTGGTCTCTTAAATATTCTAAGTGTGTCACGATAGCTCCCAGAGAAAATGCTACATCAATAGGATTATTTTGAAATATACCTGGCAGTTCGCACATCGTCTCGATGCATTGATCTAAAAGTTCAATTGGATCTTTCATTCGTCTTTATCCCAGAGTTGTATCGTTCTATAAATTTGTCCAAGCTCAAAAGCTGCCTTTATATTAAATTCATTCTGCATGGAATTTCTTACGTTAATTAAGCTTTCCGATAAATATTCTAAAAGCTCTATTTCGTCATGTTTTGCAGTCATTTTTCCTCAAATTCTTGTCCATTATTTTCATCCATTTTGATAAAGCATTTGATTTGCTCAAGCCTTCCGCTAATTTTCCCAAGTAAGAAAGCGCAGCCTGCAACGTTTGTATGTGTAGTGTGATCGCCTAATTCCTCAACAGCAAAACCAATATCGTCTATAATTTCCTGTACTTCTTCAGAGAGAGTCATTTTTCCTCAAATTCTTTAACTTGATTACACACATGCTCACATTGCTCAATAATCGCGTCTAGCCCATCACTTCCAAAATGCCGATTGTGTATCGTACAGTCTAGCACGTCAAAAAGATATTCTAAAAGCTCCCTAAGTTCGCAAATAGCATCTGTGTCCGGCTGAGTCGATAAAAGCTCAAGAGCAGCCGTGCAACACTGTATCATAGCTAGCGAGTGATGATCAATGTATGTTGTCATTTTCCCTCAATTATTTCTATGATTTCAAATTGAGACAAACGCCTAAAGTTAGCATCAAAAACTAGGGTATCATGACAATTTTTATCATAAAAAGAGGGATTATTTGCACAAAATTGTCTTATAAGATTATCTTCTTCTTCGTTTGTCATTTGCCCTCGGTTTTATAGAGTAAAACGCATGCGATAATCAGCACTGTTACAGTGATTAAAAGCGACAACCAACAACTCATTTAGCCAACATTTTTTTAAGCGCTAGTGAATAAGTATTTGCGAATAGTTTAAGCGTTCCGGCTGCACATTCCATATGTTCTTGCCTATCTTCACGCTGGCATAGACGTAGACTCTCGAGATTTGCACTGAGTATGGATAGGTCAGATTCAAGTTTCTCTAGAGCCGATGGGCTAAATATGCTAGTCATACGTATTGCGTTTTCGTTCATAGTCATTTTTATAGATTCCACGGTTATAATCGTGCAAGGATTTTCTGAATATTTTTGAGTCGCATAAAGTTCCACGATTTGCGCATCATCTCGCCATAGGATACCGTTCGCAATATCCCAAAATTTGATCAGATTATCAATATCGGGCTTTATGGAAGGTCTTATCAAACCATGTAATTTCGCATTCTTTTGCCATTTTGCGGACGTTTCTTGCAGTTGCATATGAAACTCTAGCCTAACGCTCAATGGATCGCTAAAAAGGGCCTTAAAATCGCCCGGCGGCTCTTGCAATGCTAGCATGCTAAGCTCATGCCTTTTTAATTGCATAATCTTATCTTGAGAATCGTATGCCATCGCATGACCGCCTCTAACTGCAAACTTCGGCCGGGCTTTTGCTATCGGGTTTCCGGGGATTACTATTCTCATTTTTCAGCCTATGGTAACGTTCAGCCTGCCATCCGCGGGCTTGGTTGAGAAACTCTGCGTAGCAAGCGGTGCATGTATGGCGACGGTAACCATGTGGCATGTACTGGTATTCGTCTAGCAGGCGAAAAACTTGGCAGACGTTGCATTGTTTCACTTTTGGCAGTCTCCAATTTTTAAGTTAAATGTTAAAATTCACTCCTGTCTTTCTACCCATTCATGCATTTTAAACCCATAATAAATATTCAATACTGAGCTAAAAGCCTTAGCAGAGATGTATCCTTTAGTCGTTAGAGTGTCAAAAATATCCTCAACGAAAGTGCTGTCAAATCTTTTATTCTCTTTTGCAAATTTAAATATCTCATCAAAAATAAACCAATTTTCATCGTCCAACGTCAATGGAATATCAATATCTTTGTATTTTCCTGGCCTAGATTTTTTAACTTTTTCTTTTTCTTCTTTCTTCTTATTTTCTTTAAACTCTTTAAAATCAGACTTTTCCATAAATAAGTCATATTCTTCCTGCAAAAGAATCATTAGTTCCGTTTCTCCTCCGGCATCTGGATGAAGGATCTTAGCTAGCTTACGGAATAATTTTTTAGCGTCATCGGCTGAATTACATTTATGAAACATTTTTTTCCCACCATCTGCCTTCGAGAGTTTTTCTCAGATATCCAATAATATTTGTTATCGGTTTATTTTTTTCTTTCATCTTTGGGATCATTTTTTGCACATAGCCGGAGGCTAGGGAAAGCTCTTGTTGTGAAAAATTTTGAGTAATTGTTGAGGCTCCAAGGATATCGCAGCCCATTTGCATTAGCCAATTGAACATTCTTGTTTGCGAAGAAACAACAGAATCCACTGGATCTGAAGAACAGACAGAAACGGCCTCAGCCGTGGAGTGTTGTTCTTTATACAGGGGAGTATTAGAACAAGATGTATTAGTTCGCTCACCTGGTGAGTCACTCCTTCTAGAGTCTGGCTCATGTGGTGAGTCACTACCCCCATCTGGCTCATGTGGTGAGTCAGTACTAACCTTATTCTTTTTCAAAAAAAAGAATGCACGGTTGTAATTCCAAATATTTTTTATCAAGGTCTTGTGATAAATGTAGCCAATTTTTTTACCTTTCACCTCTTTGACTTTTTTATGCTCAGTAATTGAAATAAGAGGGTTTCCATCCAATTGATGAAACTTTTGTTGAAGTTCCTTTTTGCACTTTATGACTGCGCCTTCGCTCATATTTGCAATTTCTGCAAGATTTTCGGTATTTCTCCAACAAACATTTTCATTTCCGGCAATGCTTCGCATGACTGTGTAAAGGTGGCATGCAAATACGGAAAGTCTTTTTACAATTTTTTCTCCCGTTTTTTCATCAATTTCATCATATGTTAGATGATCTATGACATTAGGGCGCATTGTGTAATTGCTTGGCTCTGAATTTTCAAGGGCAAAAGCATATTGTTCTGCTAGAAGTGGTTCCATTAGCAAGCCCCCCCAAAAAAATTGACATAAAAATTAGGGATTGTGCTAAATTTGGGTAGCATGGTAGGCTGGTTGAGCCTCAAGGCAAGTTGATATATAGAATACATGTTTCCTCAGTATTTGTTGATAAAGGGCTGTGGATTGACTACATTTTATTTTACCTCCTTGGCGTTTAGATAGTAATCGTTGGTCTATTTCGATTACTCTTTTAAGTACCTGTTTTCTCTCTCTTACGAAGCGCCCCACTCCCACAATCGGGGCGCTTTTCATTTCACTCGATCACTCTAAATCTTCTAAATATTCTTATCAATCGAAAAGCATTGCATAAAAATTCTTTAAAAAGTAGGATGGCCGCATCTTGTTAGGTATGGTGAATACCCTTTCCCCGGTCGTATGCCGGGGTTTTTTATTTATGAACCTAAAGCTATTTCTTCCATTGGATCATTCTGAATTTCTGGCTTAGTCTCCGGAAATGGAAGAATTTCAGCCAAAGTCACTTTTCCATTAGTTGCCCTTTCTAAATCTCTAGCAAACCACTTGCTTACTTTTTTGCCAGCTTTAGCAATCGTTATCTGCGCTCTGCTGCACCCTAATTTCTTTGCTAACTCAGAGCTAGTGATCTTATTAAAATACATATAGTCACATAGTTTCATGGTGTCCCCCTATTTTTGGCTACACTATACATGTACGACATATTTTAGCCAACTGAAAAGATTTTCCTATTTTAACTGTTGACGATAATCTAGCCATGTGCTATATTTTAGCCATATTAAGCATGCTTCCTGGTGGCCGAAACGAAAGAGTTCGGCAGGTTGAGCGGTTTAGGTAGAGAAGTGTCCAAATTACAGTAATTAAATAGAGTAAACGATATGAATGAAATTCAATGGGGCCAACGAAAAGGCGGCTACTGTCTTACGATTAGACAAATAAACAAAGTGAGAGGTTACGAAATTAATTTTTTTGAGGATGGCGGTTGGCCGACAGTCTTAGGTTTTGTAAAAACAAGAGCAGAAGCGAAAAAAATTATCCTAAACCACATGAATAAAATAAGGTAAGTACACATGAGAACATACGTTTTAAACAGCTTCGGTAACGACTGGACATATCAGGCAAATAGCAAATCTGAAGCTACAAAAGAATTCCTCAATCAAATGGGGTTAGACACCATGAAAGATTACGCCCATTACTGCAAAGTTTGTGGTGTGCCGAGCAAATTGGACTTTAAAGAGATTGTGAAAAAATAGACCAGTTCACACAATAAAAATTTTGAAAGGAGAGAAAATGGGTTACGCACCAGAATATTATGATTATCACTATGAGGCTGAAAAGCCTTCAGAGATCCTCGAGATCGAGCAGAAGCTTAACAACTGCCAAGAGTTTTTCGTGGCTCTATACGCAGAGCTAACAAGCGATAAGCCGTTAGACTTGGCAACGATTTATAATCACATGTCAGAGATTGCCGGATATCTTAATGTCGATGAGCGCCAATTCGGGGATCTAAATATCTCAAGGGAATCTAAAATTATTCAATTCAAAGGAGTTTAATATGACTAACCAATCCCCTCAACTCGACCAACTCTTTACAGCCCTGGCGAAAGCTCAGGGTGAAATGTCCGCAGCAGCTAAAGACTGCGCAAATCCTTTTTTTAAGAGTCGCTATGCAGACCTAAGTTCTGTATGGACAGCTTGCAGAGAACCGCTTAGCAAGAATGGGCTTAGCGTTCTACAAATCGTTCAATCGAGTGATTTAGGCGATGTATTACACACAACGCTTGGTCATAGCTCTGGGCAATACATGACGTCTACAATGCCCATCAGAATCAAAACGGGAAATGGTGGCAATGAGTTGCAGGCATTAGGGGCAGCGATCACTTATCTACGCAGGTTTTCATTAGCTGCAATTGTAGGAGTAGCTCCCGATGATGACAATGATGGAAATGGATCAAGCTATAAAGTACAGCCAAAAGCTGAGCCTGCTATAGTTCCTGTACCATTTGTTAATGCCGGTCAGCTTTCGTCGCTTAGAGGTTCATTAGCTCAATGTGGAAATGAATTCTCCACAAAAGTTTTAGAATGGCTAGCAACAAAAGGCGTTATGGCACTTGATAAAATGCCGATCACTTTGTTCGAAGTCGTGAAAAAGCGTATAGATTCTCACTTAGCCAGTGATGAGCCACAAGATGCTATAATAGGTGAATCATGAACTTAATTTCGCAGGTATACTGCGAATGGGTGGAGGACTTAGGTCTTTCACCCGAAGATATCTTAATGGTGTTATTAGAAAAAAAAGATCAGGAAATTGAATATTTAAGGAAGAGGCTGGCTAAATATGAAAACTGAACTATCAAACAAACATTTTATATCTGTTGAATTTGATAAAAATTATCTACGAAGTAAGATCGAGGCCGTTCTTTGTGAATGGAATTTTCATTCTTTAGTTTTTGATGAAGATTTTCAGAAAGTTCTTGATCAATGTGTGGAGGAACTATGAAAATCATTGAAAATTTAGCACAGGGATCGGAAGAATGGCTGGCGTTCAGAAAACAGAAAATAGGCGCAAGCGATGCGACAATTATAATGGGTGTCTCACCATGGGCAACAAAATTGCAATTATGGGAAAAGAAGCTAGGCATTGCCCCAGAGCAATCCGAAAACTTCGCTATGAGTCGAGGAAAAGCTCTTGAAGAAGAAGCTCGAATGGCTTTTATGAATCTTAAATACATAAAAGTTGTACCTGAAGTGTTGCAGCATGAAACGTTAGAGTGGTGTATTGCATCTCTTGATGGCTTATCTGTGTGCAGAAAATATGCCGTAGAGATCAAATGCCCAGGTCGTGAAGATCACCTTTCAGCATTAGCCGGTATAGTGCCGCCAAAATATCTCCCTCAATTGCAACATCAGCTTGCAGTTACTGGCCTTGATATGATATACTATTACAGTTACGACGGACAAAATAATGCTTGCATCGAAGTTCAGCGCGATCAAGAGTACATAGATAAGCTAATAGAAGAAGAATTAAAATTTTATAAATGCATGGTAACTTGCACGCCTCCAGAATTGAGCGAGCGTGATTATAATATTAGGAATGATGAAAAATGGAAACATGCAACGGCTTATTGGAAACGATCCCAGGAAACATTAAAAGATGCGGAATTTCACGAAAAGAAAGCCCGCGAACAAATGATAGCTATTTCAGAATCTCGGAACTCGAAAGGCTTCGGGGTGAAAGTGCAAAAGATTATGCGTCAAGGGTGTGTGGATTACTCCGCAATTCCTGCTTTAGAGGGAATCGATTTAAATCAATACAGGAAGCCAGCAAGTAAATCTTGGAGGATTACTTTAGATGAGTGATGAAGATAAATCATTTTATTTTGTCAATAAAGCATTGGAAAATACTGAATGGGTAAATATAAACAAACAGCTTCCTTTAAATGGTCAAGATATTATTATTTTATTCAGGAGGCGTGAAGGATATATTTGGGAAACTCAAATATCTGTTTATAGACCTTATTGTAAAAACGGACGAAATACAAAACACCCTTTTGGATGCACATTTCAAGTATGTGCTTGGTTCCCTATCCCGACGATCCCGATTGAAACTTACGAATTGGGAGATACATCGTATCGAATAACCGTTTAATAAAAAAACCCCCTAGCCACAGCGACTAGGGAGCTCGACTCTGTTTCATGCTCCCGGAAACAATATTGTGTTTTCGGGAATAGGTCAAGATTTTTCAAGCATGATTCTACGCTTTTTTCTGGGGTAAAATAATGCGTAGTTATATTTCATGCAGTCAATTGGATCTATATAAGATTGCAAATGCTTACCTGATGGCGCTGTAAAACGAAAGCATTTTTCTTTGCGATTGCAGTTTTCTCCACTGCATTTCGAGATATCTATCACTCCGACCCCATCTTCGTTCCACAAAACCCGCAAAAGTAATCCCCTCGCCAGTCCGCTTGCCTCTTATCTTGCCATTGCGACGTTCTGCAACGCTTGCAAGTAAATTGTACGCCTCCATCAACTTGACGGGCATGGCGATGCCTTAAAATCGCTTCATTTGGGGGTGCTGCATGTAATGAGATTCCGAAAAAAAGCAAAGGGATAAGAAGGAATAGGAATTTAATAAGCATTTTTGTCTCGTTTTTTTTTTCAGCAATTCGGGTGCTTAGGCGTAGTTTTTTGATCTCGTAATCGAGATAGTCATTTTTCGGGTTCATTTTTAACTCTCAATTTACAGGTAAAATAAATTCTAAATAATTTCCGCATTGGCATTGAACATAAACTTCGGTTTCGTATTCAGGCAGATTATGATGTTGAGTTAAAATCTTCATTTCCATTGTGCAAATAGGACATATTTGGGTGTATTCATGCCTTAATCCCATAGGAATTTTATCTAGGTTCATTTTTCAAAATCCTTTATTTTTCAAACTCATTCGAAACCCTGTCTCCTTCAGCAATTATAGATATTAAAAATCCATTTTGAAGAGATTGGTTCATATGACTTTCCCAGATCCACTCTGGCTTATGGTCTTGGTCAAAATTAATTACAATTGTAAGTGTTCTCATGTTGACGTTATCCATTTCTTAAAACTCCGTAGTCTTTATTTTTAGCGCCCACTCAGAATCGAACTGAGGTTACCAGCTTGGAAGGCTGACATTTTACCATTAAATTATAGGCGCAACGTCTGATAATTAATGTTATGTTATATCAATGTTTATTTCTCTTGACATTATATGTCATAATAATATATAGTTTTCGTGCATTTTGCACTTTCTCGGTAAATCTTACAAATTTCATCGTTTTTGCATAATTATGCATTTTTGTCGTCGAAATCTCATTTAAATATTCTGCATCACTCATTCTAATTCCCGAAATACAGTAACTTTTCTCTTTTTTAAGAGATCATAAAGTATCATAATCCTCTCCTGTGTATCCCAGCATGTCAAATAGCTATCATCAAGATCTCTCCAAAGGCCATGGTTATATAAAGAAGCATATTTTTTAAATATCCATCCTTTTTCTAGAGCAAATAATTTTCCATCTGTTACTATTCTCATCCAAATCCTCAAGCGTTATTTGACAATTTACAGGGTGAGCCGTCCCCATCCAAAGACAATCCTTACATATATCCATAGGCGTTATCTCACCTGTCTCTCTATTCTCAACGCCCATGCTATGTGATTTTCCGCATTTTTTGCAGGGGGGGAAAATTAGTTCGCTCATATATAAATTCTAAGCTCCGCGATGCTATTTATAGATGTCCAAATTCTCATTTATACATCCTCACTTTATATCAATCTTTATTTTATCACCCAGCCATTCCAAAACCATATCAATTGCACCAACACTACGGCTATCCCTAGTTCTCAAAGAAAAATACCGCAGATCAATGCCATTGATTTTATTGGACTCTTTCATGCAGTCAAACAAAAGTTTTGAGTATTTCTCTAAATTTTCGTATGGATCTACATTTATTGTTAATATTTTTTCAAATTTGATCATTTCATCGTTCATTCCAAATCTCCATAATGTGGTCTTCCCTTCATCTCATAAATAAATTTCTCTACCTTTGTACAGTCATAATAATCTCCACGAAAAAAAACAACTGCACATCCCAGATGAGGAGCGTCTCCTGTCATTGTAAATTTTTTCATTTCATGGAAAGCTTCGATTGAAAGCCTAATAGGATCGTCTTTCATTTCGTCAGCATTCATCCAGATACCACATGAACACTTATAATCTATTATTTTATTTCCACACATATCACACTTTGTTTTCATCTAATCCCCAAAATGGTTTCACTAAGTTTATTCATTGAATCCTCACTAGGATTGTACCCTTCTAAAGCGCGTAGTGACACCTGTAGTTGATATACAGGGTCTTTTTTTAATCTTCTCTTTAATTTCTGCTTGGTAGTCTGCTTCTTCAATCGTCTTCCGCTCATATGCCTCATTGAATTTCATTAGTAAAATGACGAAGTGCCTTCTACGGCCTATGTGGTCATCTTTAAGTTTTTTTTGTGATAAGGGTTTAATCTTTGTTTCGACTTTATAATATATCCTTTGCAAGGTATTCATTAGAAGGTTTCTATCAAAAATCATAGAAATAGGAGGCGCGTTAATTGTCGTTGTAATCATCTGATCAATCCTATCCTTTATACATCTTCACAAATATCTCTTTTAATGCCTTCTCAGTCTCAGGATAGGCTTGCTTACACAACACTGATTTAGCCGCGCATTTAATCTTTACCCTTATCACATCATTGTCAGGTTTGAATTTAATTGATGGCATATTCGAATCCCAGCAATAGCACTCTTCATTATTCTGCTGAGCAATTGAGCGTAGTTGCCATGTCCAAAAAGTTGACTTACCGTATCCTGAACCATCATATGGAATCATTTTGATTACTCTCCATCTTAACTTCAAGCTCCTCAAATAACCGATCAATGCCTTTAAAAAGCATTGCAAATGTAATTTTAGTGGCGTTTTCTTCAGGTAGATTTTTTACAAGAAAATCTAAAATGTACTTCTTAAGATCTTGATTTTTATCGTTATCCCATTTCATCCTTTTTGCCTATCTCCTTGGCCTGAACCATCATATGGAATCATTTTGCCTCTTTTCTTTTATCAAACTTTTCCGCTATTGCCTGCCTAATCCACTGCGTTTTCGTGGCACCTTCTTCCTTTTTCACCTCTTTATCTATGCGTGAATGTGTATCAGGTGAAATTAAAAGGCAAAACTTTTTCCATTTCTTTTCCATGCAATCCTTGACAGTATATAAACTATGATGGCAGGATATATATCACAAAATGATAGGTGAATCAATGAGAAATACAAAATGGAAAAAAGTCGAATCTTTGGCGGGTGAATATACTCAATTACGTCTATTTCCCCCTACTCCCCATGAAATATTGCTTGCTCGAGTCAATGAGCTTGAAGAAAAATTAGAGCGTCAACGTAAGGGGCAATTTGGCAAAATTGGCCGCACAGAAAAACAATTACGCGAGCTCGAAGAAAGATTTGTGTGGATTGAGAAGGCAATTTGCCAAGGAGAAGTTAGTCAACAAAATACTTGTGAGATTTTGGAGATGGCTGTAAATTGAAGCTATGGACAAAACCGTTTCGCTTCTATGGTTTCTCAATGGCTTTATAGCAGCCTACCTGCTGTATCAGGGCTATAACATATGGAAAATCTATTAGGATCATTATGCTGAAATTTCTGCCTTTCCTATTTATGCTAAACGCTTGTACATATAGTATAAATATGATCCATTCGGAAGGTAGTGCAAGCGATATGGTAGACGAAAATCAAGCTGCATCGCCTACGGTTTCACCAACTTTGAGCATTCCTTTGACTGTTGGTATTCCTAAAGATTATCCAGTTACACCGAAAGGAATGAATGGGCCGGATAGACAGAAAGCTATTTTTTCTTAGGGATTTTTGCACCTGATTTGCGAGCCACATTCAATGCAATCGCCACAGCTTGACGCTTCGGTTTTCCGGCCATTTCTTCTTCTTTAATATTATGTCCGATGTTCTTCTTACCTTTTAACAGAGGCATGCTTCACTTCCTTTTTCGTAGCTTCTTGAGTTTCTGTTTTCTTAATCTTCTTTGCTTTTCGATTTTCTTTTCCTTTTGCCATGTGACCTATGTTATGAAAATTGATAAATTTAATGTAACAGATGTGGGATTTGTGGCCCAACTGGGCGTAATTACCATAAATGTTACATAATCTCCAGCAGATACCGCAATTGACAATCCTGCGTTAGAAAATAGATTTAGTGAACTCGCCGCAGTTAAAGTGGTGGTAACATTAGTATTTGTAGTGTCATTTAATCTAATTGCTATTGTTATATTTTCCGTCGTTCCTAAAGTTCCCGAAACACTGAAACCACCATAACAAGATTTTATTGTTCCTGTTTTAGGAATCCAAAGCCTGCTTATTGCGTTTATAGTCGTTATCCATGTACTAGCACTTTGAGTATAATATGTTGTGCCGTCTAATGGAGAAGCTAAAGTGCTATACCAAGGGTATGATTGTGAAACTGAAACAGGAGCTGTAGAAGCAAAGTTTGTGCCATCACTTGCCAAAACATTTCCAGATGTTCCTGCTGTTGCCGGATAAGTTGCTGTTGACCAAGCTGGTGTTGTAGAAGCCCCAGATCTTAATACCTGACCAGCTGTGGCAGTTCCTGCTAATACCGCTCCGGCTGTTGCTGTAGAATAAAATATACCACCATTAGAAGCGGTTAAATTGGCATTAGTACCACCATAGGCTAGACCTATTACCGATCCATTCCAAGTTCCTGAAGCAATCGTTCCTAATGTTGTTATGGATGATTGTCCCACATATGAGGCAGAAATATCAATTACAGGAGTGGCACCGCCTGATGAGGTTATTCTATTGGCTGTACCTGTAACGCTGGAAACTCCCCCTCCCGCTGGTGCACTAGATGACCAATTTGTTCCATCGCTAGTAAGTACATTTCCAGAACTACCCGCTGTGGTTGGAAATGTGGCAGTGCTATAAATTGGCGCAGTTCCCAACCCTTGTCCGAGTAGAACTGTACCTGTTGCGCCTGTAGGGAAATTTACTGCGTTATTTGTTGCCATTAATGCCCTATTTAACTTATTCCGTACAAAGTAATTGTTCCCGCTGAAAACGTGCCACTTGTACAGAGAAATCTAATTGAGTTAATAGCCTCTCTCGTATCATCCTGGCCAGTTCCATGCGTTGCAGTTGCATTGGTAGCAGTAGAAGTGCTTGAAATATTCCAACTCAACATAATTTGTTTTGTCGCTTCTCCAATATTTGCAATATCCATAAATCCTGCATAACTTGTCAATGAAGCTATAGTTACTGCTGTACTGCTAGATGTAATATAAGATATTACTTGCGGCGTGCCACCTGCAAATTTTTCATATGTCATATCTAATGTTGCAAAGGTAGATAGGTTATCTGTGGAAGCTTTTATCTGAAAACTTCCTCCTGAAGCTAGTGTATTAAAGCAGAATCGATAAGATTTATAAGTATTATCTAAGCTTGTGAAATCCAAATTTGTTAGTCCGGAAGCGGTCACTGTAGAAATATATGTAAATGTTTGCACGGTTCCCCCTGTTGCTGAGATGGTAATTGAATTACTCCCATTAGTAATTGATATCCCGGAACCCGCTGTTAATGTCGCAGCGGCTGGAGAACCTGCGGTAGAGCCTATAATTAATTGGCCATTCAAGGCAATTGGTGTCCATGCTGGCACACCGGATGTATTAGATGTTAAAACTGATTGATTGGATATTGGTATTCCAGTGACAGTATTGGCAGCGTTGGAATATAAAATCTCATTGATATTTGTCGTATTGGGATATGTGGCAACGGTAAATGCTGGGGCTGTGCCTACGCCTTGACCTCTTAATATTGTACCGAGCGATCCTGTAGCTACATTCCATGAGTTATTGGTGGCCATTTATCCCTCAAAGCTTAATTTATTGTCCAATTTCCCATAGATGAAACTGTTATCCACACTGTGCCGCTTGTTCTATACCTAAGCGTTAATGAATCACCACGTGCCGTACTTGTAAGATTTCCCGCTGTGGCTGTGATAGAACTTCCTATTCTGATAGTTTGACCTGAATTTGCGGTGACGGCTACAGCTCCGGTAGTATCGCATGCAATGATTATTAACTCACCTTGTGCTGGTGCTGCCGGAAGCGTATATGTTCCTGCTGCCGTAGCATAATAACCATTATCTGCAACAAGTGTTGCCGCGGTGGTGTCTGTAAATACAACACCATTAATCGTTAAGGTGCTCCCTGATCCACTAGTGGTAATCCCTGGGCCACCTAGAATATTCCAGTTATTAGATGTGGGTGAAAGCGCTCCACCTGTATCTCCAGTAATCGTTTTGCCCGCTCCTGTTGATAGCAGTGATACGAAGCCAGAAGATACGGTAAAATCTGCACTATTGAAGTTTGCAAGTCCCACTTTGGTGGTATCTAATGCTGCAACAGTTTGAGCTCGTTGAACGTTAACTGTTAGAGTGCTTACAGACCCAGAGGTTGCCACAGGGGCAGTACCGGCAGCTACAGATCCACCAATGATATTCCAGTTGCCAGCGGTTGGGCTTAACGCTCCTCCAGCATCTCCGGTAATCGTTTGCCCGACAGTCGAACCATTTACTGCAATAGTGATTGAATTGCTTCCATTAGTTACAGAAATTCCCGAACCGGAGGAGATTGTCGCTGCGGCTGGCGCTCCTGCTGTCGAACCAATAATGATTTGTCCATCTAAAGCTAAGGCTGTAATAACTGGAACGCCTGTGGCTCCTGTCGTCAAAACACCCCTATTTGCCGTTGCAAGACCTGTAACAACATTATTAGATGACGAGTAAAGAATTTGACTAATCGTTGTTGTTGCTGGATAAGTAGCCGTTGAAAATGCTGGATCTGCTGCGGCTCCGGCTGATTGAAGAACTTGCCCGGCTGTTGCCGTAGGGCCTACTTTTGTTATGGTAGCAGTTCCAGCTCCGACTAACACGGCGTGATTCGTAAGACCCGTTAAGGCTGTTGTTATTGTCGATCCTGATCCAGTTGTCGTAATGCTCCCAGATCCAAGTACATTAAGGCTGTTTAATGCGGGTGTGGCTGTGCCAGAATCAGTAACAAAACTAGTCGGGACTGTTGCATCAGCAGATATTGTGGGATCTCCTGCTACACCTGCGCCATTAGATATTGAAATTCCTGTTCCTGGCTGGAACGTCCTCAATGCCCATGTTTCACTGCCTGTTCGAGCGGAAAATCCTGTTCCTGTTAATGCCTCTAATGCTGCCAGGTCATTTGCGGGAGATAGAGTTAATGTGGCTCCTGAACCTAAAGTCGTAATGCCCGTTGTACCAATGACAGATATTACACCGCCGCTTTCTGTGGCTGCACCAGAATTGCCTTGTAGCGTGCTAAGCGAACCTCCGCCTCCACCACCTGTATTAGTGATTATGATCGATCCTGGACCATTGGTGATTGAAATGCCAGCGCCTGCTGTCAACGTGCCGATGTTTAAATGAGTGCCACCTGCATTTAATGCAGTTGATCCTATGATAAGTTGTCCGTCAGTGGTGATTAATCCTAAATGTGGCTTTGGAAGCGCTGGATTAAAATTGACATTGCCACAAAGGAGAACATTGTTTTCAAAACCCGCCATTTTTCACCTATGGAACTTGTATATAATCTAAAACCACTTTCCAGTTGATCGTCAATCCAGCAATTCCAATAAATTGAAAGGCTAAATCTCCACCGCTTGAAACCACATTCCAATCAGCGCCATTTAAGGCGGCATCTGACTCATCAAAAGTATCATTTGTGCCTACTACAACGGCAACGCCTGCGGACTTTCTGGCTAGACCTATTTGCTCGCCTCCGATTGCCGCATCATCTGCAAGATCATATCCAGCTACTAAGGCTTTAAATGTTATCGCTTTATTATTAATAGGTGTAAATAGCGTGACTGTTTGATTTTGACCAGCACCATCACTAGTTGTAGCTGATATCGTTACCCTATTTGTCAATAGGATCGTTACCGTATCGCCTGCGCCAGTGGTTTCAATGCCATTATCATTATTTTCGGATGTTTCCCCGCCAAGGATATTAATATTATTTGCTACGGGAACTGCCGAGCCATCATCAGTAGTAAAATTTGTTGGGATTGCTGGGGCTCCACCTGAGACAATAAAATTGATATGGCTCATCTTAACCCTATTTAGCGTAGATAATGCTTACTTTGAAAGAGCCTGTTCCACCTGTTCCCGTTACAAAGAATGGGGTGCATATTGGAAAACCCATATTAGATGCATAACCATGATTCGCCCTGCAATCTAATATAATTTCTTCGCTAGCTCCCATAGTCGTACCCTTTGTAGAGCCATCATTGTCAGCTAGAAAAGCTGGCACAGTGGATTGATTTTTAAATAAAATCATCACTGGCTCATTGGCTAAAACCCCAAGCAATTGAGGAACCCCCGTAAAGGGGGCGCTCACGGACATTTCAGTGTCAAAGGCCAGCTTTTGATCAAGCGGCAGATTCGTCATCTTTTACCTCTTCAACTTTTTGCATTGCTTCAGCTTCTTTTTTTGCTTTATCTGCATCTTCAACTTGCCCAAGCCATTTAAGGCAGAGAAGGCATGCTTCTTTGGCAATAGCTGTAGATGCAGATGAATCAAAATGAAAGATATTTTCTAATTCATTTACCACGGCTTTGAATTGTGTCATTTGCTTAATCATTGTGTCTCCGGTTTCAAAATTTACCTACTTATATGAATCAAGCTACTAAATATCCAGTAAAATACGTCTGAAGTGATGCAGCCCCAAGAATATCAACTGTATCGCCACCTTCACCAGAAACTGCAATCGTGACATGTGCTGTATCGGTTGCGGTCATGTCGAACAGTGATTCTACTGAAACAGATTCATCTTGAGATCCAGCAACCTTAATGAAGGTATAAATTGCTGTTCTTGATGTAGCTACGATAGAAATAACAAATGTTGTCGCAATCGTTGCGCCCGTTAGCGTTACCTGAGATTTAAGGTAATATATACCTGTTACTGGAGCTGTGAATGTTCCACCTGTCGTAGCATTAGAGCCTCTATCAAAAACTTCAGTTAATGCATCTGTTCCTAAAGTATAAGCTGTGCCTGCACCTGTTTTATTGGTAGCAGTGCTCGCTAAATAGCTTAGGAATGCTGGAGCCGTTGTCTTAAGAACATTACCTACAAGTGTTAGGTTTCCTGTTCCTGAATTGATTGTGGTGGCGCTAGTCGAATTAGTTGAGCCGATTGTCACAGTATTTACTGCCGCGGCATCTGCTATATGAACGACTTTACCGCCTGTTCCAGTGGCCAGATTTAGCGTCTGCGTTCCCGCTGTAGCATTACCACCGAGGATTGAGATTGTAGTGGCTGCACCCGCTGCCTCTGAGCCAATATTGATGGTATTTGTACCTGTATTGATAACGTTACCAATCGCAATGGTTTGACCTGTCACATTTGTGGCTTTACCAATTGTGATAGTTCCAGTGCCCGCAGTGCCTCCAAGAGTGATTGTTCCACTTGTTAGAGCATTACCAATCGTGACACTTCCTGTTGTTTGAGTATTGCCAATCGCAATGACGTTTGCGCCAGTGCCTCCAATATTAATATTGTTAGCGGCCGCTGCGCCTGTACCAATATTAATTGTGTTCGTGGCTACATCTGCACCTATCGCGATAGTATTACCACCGCCAACAATTGCTATATTCCCAGTTCCGGAAGTAATCGTAATCGCTCCAGCTGCCGATGAGCCTATATTGACTACGTGAGCTGCTGCACCTGTACCAATATTTGTTGTAACCACTGTTGTGGCAGCTACTGATCCCGCAATGTTGCAAACGGCTGTACCGCCTGTAGCATTACCATTGAAGATGTTGACTGTTTGAGTCCCAGAAGATTGAGTGCCACTCATTAAGTTAATTGTTTGTGTGCCACCTGAAGCAACTCCGCCAAATACTGCTATCGATTGTGTTCCAGCCGATGGGTTACCTGCCCACAAAGTGACTGTATCATTTTGCGCAGCATTACCACCAAACATTGATGTAGTACGAGCGGCTGCTGGGGCAATATTGCAAAGCGAAACAGTCGTGACTCTTGTATTATCAGCCAAATGTAGAGCACCACCACCTGCTGAACCTACACCACAAAGAATATTTACTGTGTTTGTAGCAGCCGTTGCACCATTGCAAATTGAGACAACGTTTGTCCCCGCTGTACCTTCGCAGATAGTAACGGTTGAATTACCTGCTCCCGATGCAATCTTGACGGTTGACGCAGCTGAAGATGACCCTAATGTAATAGCTCCAGTACTTTGTGCTGTACCGCCAATAGTAATTGTGCCCGTTGTAGTACTAGCACCAATTGCATAAGTTGATCCAATTACACCATCTAATGTAAAGTTGCCAGAACCTACTTTCATGGCTATTGAAGCCCCGCCTGTCACACTTCCTAGGGTGATGACATTTGCTGCTGCACCATCGCCGATTTTTATGGTATTTCCTGCTGTGGCTGCACCTGCACCAATATTAATGGTAAGAGGTCTTGTACCGTTTCCAAGGCTTAAAGTTTGGCTTCCGGCTGTGCCATTTCCAGATAGAATATTTACTGTCTGATCCGCTCCAGAAGCTCCATTTCCAATGGATATAGTTTGAGCAGATGCATTAATACCACCACCAATAGCGATTGTATTACCGCCTGTGCCTCCCGCTAATGTCAATGTGGCAGCACCATTTCCATTTGCTACTAGAACGCTTTGCGTAGCGCTAGATGAGCCTAATGTGATTGTGCCTGTACCATCAGACTTGCCGATTGTCGTTGTAGTGCCTACGGTCCCTGCAATTAGAAAATTTCCTGATCCAGCGTGTAGTGTTAAAGCGGCTGCGCCTGTTGTTGAACCGATGGTGACCAGATGGGCGGCAGCGGAGTCTGCAATATGAACGGTTCTTGCTGTTGCACCTGTAGCTATTGAAACGGTATCCCCGGATGAATCTGTAGCAAGATTTAATGCTGTTCCTGCCGTATTGATCGTTGCGCTTGCAGATCCAGTAATCAAACCGCCAACAGTTAGGAAGCTGCTTAATGTTAGACTTGTTCCTGTTAGAGGGTATGTTCCACCCGCTAACGCATCCGCAAGTTTTAGGGCGGTGATAATTCTAGAATCATCAACTCCTGCCATTGCTTCTGCTGCCGTTGCAATTTCTGCAATACCGGGAGTTGCTTCGCTTGCTAATGGAGCTCCCGCAATTGCTACTTGAGCCAATTTAAATGGTGTAATAATCGTGGTGTCATTTGTTCCAGCTAGAGCTTCTGCTACCGTTGAAAGCTCCGCAATTCCGGGCTCTGTTTCTGTTGCTTGCGGATTACCACCTTCATCCCATGTTGTGCCATTGAATATAAAAAGCACTGGTGGACTGACAGCAACATTAAAATACATCTGCCCAAGTTGTCCCCTAAATGATGCTGGTGGTGGGCCTTGACCATTAACTGGGCCCGCTGGCACATTTATAAATCCCCCTACGCCCATTGCTAATGCCATGACATTCTCCTATGTATAAATTGTTTAAATTTTACTATTAGACATTCGTTGAAAAACATCAATACTTATATTTTTGATTTGACTATATGTTTATATATTGCATTCCATTTGCGGTTATGCTACTATTAAGTCATGGAACAAGACTTTTTGACCGTCGCGGAATTTGCGCAGCTTATGAGATTAAGCTACCACACGATTACACGATCTATCAAAAAAGGTCGCATAAATGCTTTTAGGGTGGGAATTGGAAAGAAATCGCCTTTTAGGATTCCTAGAAGCGAGATTTATAGAATTGCAACCTCAGATCTTGAGGTTTTGATTGTTAAAGAAGTAGAAAAAAGGATGAAAGAAAAATGAGTGTAGCAGGATTGGTTGTTGGAATTATTGTAGTTGGTAAATTACTGTTTTGGGGATTGGTTGGGATTGGGATTTTTTGTGATTAGCGTCTTATTTTCTTTAAGTATGCTTCAGTTAAAGGTTTATCAGGCCACGCACTTATAATTTTCTTTTTAAATTGTTCCAATGCTTTCTTATCATTATGAATCTTGAATTGACCATCTCCTGGCACATTTAAATCAATCTTTTCTCCATACTTTGAAGGATTTGCGAGCGCATCTTCGATTCGATCCAGTATAAAAGCCTTCTGAGTTTTAAGTCCTTTCTTTGTAATGTCTGGTTTTTCTGCTGCATGTTCGATTTTGGCATCGACTTTTTTGGGTGTATCGGGTTTGGGATTTAAAATTTCCTTTGCTTCTTTAAGCTCTTTTTTTGCTTCTTCTTGCCGTTTGGTTCGGTCTTTATTCTCTTTTTCAAATCTCGCGTTTTTCTTTGGAGTCGTGTATTTTTTTAATTTTTT